CCGCAAGCTTGAAGTCCCCATTATGGAGATCATCCCGCTTGACGCGGTGAACGCTGATGGTCGTGTGGCTGCCCCTCGGGTCAGTCACGTCGAGACGGATATCCGTACTCGCTTCCATAGCCCCTATAGCACCCCCACGGAGCGTGCGGATTCACTCCGCATGGCTAATCACGTGGACAGCTACGGTGGTTCCAGCGCCAATACGCACATCGATCCCGCCACCGTCACGGCTTATACTTACCGTGATATCGAAGCGACTCGACAAGTGCCGTATGCCGACATTAACTTTGTCTGGCCCTCCGCCTAACGCGTAACAGCCATTTTCCTTATTAAGGAGCATAGCATGAAGGTATTACCGAAAGCTAGCTGGTTGGGAGAATTCTCCTATGAAGAGTCGGAAACGATTCTTATGGACTTCGCCTGGTCGCATGTTCGCGAGTCGGGTCCGTTCCGTAATGTTCTGGGCGATATGCTCAGGAATCGGGATTGGCTTGGCTTGTGCACTTATGAACTGGAGTACGACGCGTCCATTGATGCCGTGTATTATCGGCATGCTCGTCAGGCTCTAGGCTTCTTCCAGAAATGGGAGAGCCTGGACCTTGGCTTGGACAAGAATCTTGTCGCGCTTAAAAAGTTCACTGAGGCCGAAGAGCAGTGTCGGATGACGAATGAAACTTTGTATCTCACACGGAGGGGGGGATTTTGTTTCCCTCCTTATGTTAACGGCATATTGTATGCCGCTCGACAGAAAATCGCGCGAGTACTGGGTGACGTTCCGACTTTGGCTGAACTGCAATTCGGTTTCGGGCCAGGAGCTACAACTACAACAATACGGTCTCAGGCGAATTGGGCTAATAAGCTCATGTCTGAGTTGGCGTGTAGTACGAACCTAGTGCCACTCTTGAATGCAGTGGCTCAGCAGGTCCCGCATTGGTTTTTCCTCCACGCTCACGCGTGCGGGATCGATGCGGCCTTCACCGACGTAAAAGTCGATGACGGACGCCTGCAGTTCGTACCCAAGTCCGCCAAAACTATGCGGAGCGTGATCGTCGAGCCCGTGCTTAATAGCTTTTTACAGCGCGGGATCGGCAAATACATACGCCGCAAGTTGAAGCGGGTTGGTGTGGACCTCAGTGACCAACTGAGGAACCAGGCCCTTGCAAAGCTTGGTTCGTTAACAGACAGTCTCGCGACTGTCGACCTTTCGTCCGCTTCTGACACCATTAGTCGTGAGCTCGTTTATGAGCTCCTCCCTCTGGATTGGGCTTCGTTTCTTGAAGCCTTCCGAACCTCTACCGTCCGCTATAAGGGACGGTCCTTTCGCTTATCGAAGTTCTCTTCGATGGGCAACGGGTACACGTTCGAACTTGAGAGCCTGATATTCTGGGCTCT